TCAGCGGTAAAAGCCCCCCACGATATGCCTCGGGGGATCGTCGTTGGCCCAGCACTCTTCGTTCCTCCAGAGCTTTACAACGATCGTGGGTTGGAGGAAGTAATCGAGCCCGTTCTCCCACTCCGCATAGGAGCAGTCGGGATGCTGGCGAAGAGCTTCCGCCTTTGCAGTCTCGGGTGTCCACAGTTGATCAACGACGAGCGTTGTCCGCGTCATGACTCCTCTGCCTTGGGGGGCTCCTCCGGGACTTTCAGGTCTGCGATCTTCAGGCCACGAATTCGGTAGATCCTCTTGTAGAGCGTCGAGTACTGGATCCCGAGCTCCTTCGCGACTACCGCGATGCCGTCGCGCTTCACACGATCGAGGAGATCGTCCGTGACCTCCGTGTGCTTGTTGTTCGGTCCGCCACGTCCACGAAACTCGATCCCACACTTCACCAAGCGGAGACGAACCGTGTTCCGCGAGACGCCCAGCATGGTGGAGAGTTCGGCGATCGAGTGCTTCCCGTATAGGGCTTTCCACATCGCCTCTTCGTCCGCGTATCCAATCTTCGTCGCTGTCGTAGGCCAGTCGATCATGGCTTCCTACTTCCATCCGTCCGGGGTTAGGGTGTACGTACGAGTCGTGGCGTCCCATTCCACGAGCTTCGCTTCTCGGAGCGTGGCGATGGCCCGTTTAAAAGACTCGGCATTCATCTTTGAGGAGTTCCGCCGGAGCAGTGAGGAGTGCTCCATGCTACCACCATGCATCTTCAGCTGACGTAGGATACGTGTCTGATCCTCGCCAGCTGCGGACGCCGTCATCTCTTCGAATGTTGATGGGAGCCAGATTTCCATCCAGTGGAGAATCTTCTCGGCTTGCATGAGGTCTACGTCGGTGAGCTCCATTCGTCCGTCGCCGCGCGAGACGACAAGGATGATTGCCAGGCGGATGAGATGGTCTGGTTTTCGTTCGTAGTAGCCCGCATACTGCTTCTCGCCCTGCATCGAGGGACGGGTCTTATACCACGCAATGTACCAGTCTCGTGCGGCCTGTGTGAAGGTCATCGGCCCCTTGATCATCTTGAACTTCGCTAGGCGGTTGGTCAGCGTCTTCCGGATCTCGGGGTCGAGGGCAGGTGGAAGTGGGAAGACGCGGGACGTATTCTCCTGCACAACGAAGAGGAACCGCGACATGAAGCCGCCACCGAAGGCGTCACGAGGAATGCCTGTTTGCAGCCAGTCGATGGTCGAGCACATGAGGCTGGACAAGGCGACATTCGTGAGGGTTGTCTCCCCTCGCCCGATCGTTTTCGACGTCCATTCCTTCGGGCAGTCGAAGAGAGCCGTGAGCAGAGGAACCATGCCTTCTTGGTACTTCTGCTTCCCGAGGAACACTGCAAGCTCAGGAGCGTAGATTAGCCCTGTGGCATTTGCCTGGGACTTTAGCGCCTCGCACATGGCCTCGGGTGTCGCCTTGTCCGCGAGAAGCGTACCGCCGGTCTTCGCGTAGAGCGACGTCCCGATGTTGCACGCCGACGTCTTCCGGCAGCGTCCTGTCGGAGCAACGATGACCACGCAGAGATTCGGGTAGACTTGATACGCGCCCTTGTCGAAGAAGACATTCCGGCCGAGCGTCGCCCCGATTGTCACCGCCGCCACGAAAAAGTGGAAGACCGTTGGCGGCTCTGTGATCCGTGTCCACTCGACGTAGTCGTGGATCCACCCTTCCTTCGGGACGAGGGAGTCGAACTCCACCCGCCGGTTGATCGGCTTAAGGATGAAGTCCATCTCCTCGATGGTCTTGTCGAAGGCCTGTGCGATGGTGGATACCAGGATGTCAGGCCTCTGATCTGCAGGCAACGTCTGCACCCAGTCGATGATCTGGATGAAGAGATCAGGCGTCGCCTTCTCCCTGGGCAGCTGCTGGAGCATTGTCATGATCTGCGCTATGCGCTGACCGATGGTCTGCTTCCGTACTGCTGCCGCCTCTGATGCTTGCGGGATCTTGGTCATGCCAGGTAGGATCGCAGGTGATGGAGGTTGCGAATCATCAGCGATACTTGAGCGTCAGGCAGGACCGCATCGAGCAACGCGTGAGACGTCGTCCGAGCGCCTCGGATGCTCAAGCCGTCACCGATGAACCGGTTTTCGATGGCCCACTTGATTGGCTTTGACGTGTCGACAGACCACAGTATGGATGGCTGTGTCATCCGTTGGAAGATGTGGAGCTCGGCGAGCTCGTTCACACCTAGGAGGTGGATGCGCGAGAGGACGGGCATGGACCACGCACCCAAGCGCTCGATCTCAGCCCACCAGAGGAGACGGTTCTCTCGGAAGGGGAGGCAGAGCATGTCGCCCTCTGACACCGTCTGGAGGTAGCGGAGGCGCTCGGACGACGTCTTCCCACAGAGGACCACGCCGATGTGATGGTGGCCCGCGAGCTCGTCGACGGTCTCGTTGTACCAATCGAGATTCCGCTGGGTCTGACCGAGCTGGTCTGGCGCGATGACGTAGTCCGCGTTGCAGAGATCGGCAGCGCGCGCGAGATCCTTCACTGGGAGGGGATGACCGAGCTCGTGCATCGAGTTGTCGAGGATGAGCTGACGGCCGGCCGGGCGAGCTGCGTGGAAGCGAGCGACGATCGGGTCCTCCAGCACCTTGTGGGCGAGGGCGAAGTCGAGGTCGGTGAGCGCTGACCAGTCAGCGAGGTGGGCTGTCGGAATTTCCATTGCTAGCTTGATCACAGTATCCCTCCCTGTAGCCCGAGGCTCTTTTCGAGGACCGCGCGTGCGGCCTTGTCCTCCGGGTCCTTGCTCTTGCACATTTTCCAGTTCGTGCCGACATGCACGTCCGCTGGACAGTACCATCCGTTCGGGTAGTACTTCTTCACGACTTCAGGCCGGCGAGATGCTTCAACCATCTGCGGCCAGGTTCTCTGCATGTTGTCGCGGATGCACTGGGCGGCTTCGCGAGCAACGTCCTTGGGAGAATTGACTACGACTTCGTCGTGGACCGTGAGACGGAGTGTTGCGCCCTTCGGGAGCTCTCGGTCGATTGCAATGAGCTCGTCGATCATCATGTCCGCTGCACAGCTGGACGCGGGGAAGTTGTAGATCTCTGTGATCTCCCGGGTGAACCACCAACGACGACGCATCCAGGGGTTGACAAGGTAGTGGTGCTCCTTGACGTATGGAGCGAGGTCTTCTCGCCAGTTACGGAAGTCGTGGAACCGGTCGAAGAAGCGACCGATGAACTTCGCCACGAAGTGGAAGTCGAGGTTGTGGCCTTTGGCGATGGACTCCGGACCACGACCGTAGCCGAGACCATAGACGATGAACTTCGCGGCATGCCGATCGGTGTCCGTCACACGCTCGATGGGGATACCCATCGCCTCACTTGCGACTGCGCGATGGTTGTCGACGCCGCTCGCGAGGAGGCGGAGTCCGACTTCGTCGCCTGAAAGGACCATCGCGTTGCGCCATTCGATCTGCGACGCGTCAGCGGAGATGAGAACGTGCTCGTCGGAGTCCGGAACCCAGATGTCGCGCATCTCCTCGGGCACGTTCTGGGCGTTCGGGTTCCAGGAGTTGAACCGTCCGTTTGAAGCCTTGGACACACCAAAGCGCGGATGGATGTGACCGTCTCCTTGGAGCGCTGGCTCGATGAAGGTGGACTTCATCTTCCGACAGTAGCGGATGTCCACGATCGTTCGGAGCACGGCGTGCTCTGGGAACATGATAGCCAGAGCTTCCAGAGCATCTGCGTTTGCGGTGCGCCGGCGACCCCTCTTCTTGTCCATGAGGAATTGCTCTGGCAGCCGCATCTTGTCGTAGAGCAGCCCCATGAGCTGTGGCGGGGAGTCAAGGTTGAGAGTCGGGTCTCCGAGACCCTCCTTCAGGATCGCTTCGAGTTCGTTCGCCTTCTCCTCCAGTACGACCGCCCAGCGGAGCGCCTTGTCGATGTCGATCCGGACTCCGTGCTTGTTCATCTTGTGCATGACATGGTGCACTGGGAGCACGTGATCGTAGTAGAGAGACGTCATCCCGTACGACTCGAGCTCGCGCTTGAGGCCGTCGACCGGATGGAGCGCCGAGCGGTCCGTCGCAATGCAATCGAGACCGCATACTCCCCGGAGATCGCCCTTGTAGTTGTCACGAGACTTCCAGTACTCGATGTCCGTGTGGCAGCTCGCGATCATCGAGAGGTCCTTCTCAGCACCGCGCGCGCCTTGGAACTTCCCAGCGTTCTGGGCGGAGACGGACGTCTGGCCGTAGGACGAATTGCAGAGGTGAAAGGCGACCATCGTATCGAAGATGCCCGTCCACCTCACTTTGTGGCCTTTGGCCTCCGCGAACGGGATGTCGAAGGTGAGGACGTTCTGACCGACGACTTCAATGGCAGGGTCTGCAAGAATCTGCTCGAAGAGCCGTTGAGTACCAATGGTCCAATCGAACACCTCACCCTGCTCTGGCCGCGCGACAAAGCCGCACATGAGAATCTGACCAGTACTCGGGGAGAGGCCGCTCGTCTCGAAGTCGAAGGTGGCCGCTCCCCGCTCTCGAGCAGCTCGTAGGAGATCAGCTCCATGAGTCTCAACGCTCGCGTTACGGACAACGTTGATCGGTATGCGACGGATCTCCGGGAAGTGGCTTTCAGCCTGCGCTCGAACCAGGTCGTGGACTGCGAACGGCCAGTTGTGCTGGCTGCGCATGATGAAAGCGGGGTGCCATGTTGGGAAGACCTTGTACGTCCGCTCTCCGAGCTTGGGCCCGGTGGTTGGGACTCCGCGCCAGAGACCGATCTTCTTTCGGTCGGTGAGGACGTTGAGCGCGATCTCGCCGGCGGCGATGATGAGGTTCGGGTTGACATCCTCGATCTCCTTGATCAGGTGTTGAGCGCAGCACGCGATCTCGCCCTCCGTCGGAAGACGGTTGCCTGGCGGACGGCACTTCACCGTGTTCGTTGTCCAGAGGTGGACTTTCTTGTCGAGGCCCGCATGGACGAGGAGGGCATTCCGAATGCGACCTGCTCCGCCGATGAACGGTTTGAAGCGTTCCGGGCGGTGCTTTGGCCAATCAACTTCTTCGGCGCCGGGAGCTTCACCGAGGTAGAGGATCTTCGCGTTGCGATTGCCGTCACCCCAGACAGGTCCCGGCTCCGCGAGCAGCGGACAGACGAGACACTCGTCGGGCTTCCCGAAGGGGTTCTCCGCGGACATCACGGCCTTCCGATCAGCTGGAGGAACTCGCCTCGCGCGGCCGCGTTGAGGAGAAGCACGCCCTTCATCACGGAGGAGACGACGTCACCGGTGGATTCGACTCCCCGGAACTTCATGCAGCCGTGGATCCCGACCAGAACGACGCCGACGCCCTTCGGATCGAGACGCTGTTCCAGGGACTCGACGATCGCATGAGCGAGATCCTCCTGCATGATGGGGATCGTGAGGTGCTGCTCGACGACACGTGCGAGCTTGGAGAGCCCGATTGTCGTCTTGTTCGGGATGTAGCCGACGTACGCAGTCACATCGACTGGCTGGAGGTGATGCGGGCAGATGGCAACGACTCGATGACCCCGCAGGATGATCAGATCTGCAGAGCGCGCAGGGAACGCTGTCCAGTTGTTCTTGGACGGTGTCAGCATTTCTTCGAACATTCTGGCCACGCGAGCAGGTGTGTCGCGGAAGTTCGGGTCCTTCTCCCAGTCGGGAATGTTCATGCCTTCAAGGAGTAGCGCAACGCCTTTTTCCATCTTGTCACGGTTCACGGTGTAGCTCCTAGACGAAGTCGTCAATGGTGGTCTTGTCGGGGAGAGTGACTTCGAGACGCGTCGAGCCTTCTCTCCAGATACGTTTTGAGGTGCCGGGAACGATGTGGACTCCCGGCACGCTCAGTCTGATTGAGAGCTTCGTTCCGTGGTGCGGGCACCGAAGGACGGTGGCCTTCATCTCGGAGTATGACGGAAAGGCCCGGTCCTCTACGAAGCCGCAGCCTTCCGTCGTGCACTCGAAGTCCCAGTGAGGCATCACTGCACCTTCAGGATCTTGTGCAGCTGCGTGGAAAGACGCAGCTGGGGGTGGTCCTTGAGGAGATCCATGACGATCATGAGGTTCGTCTTGTCGATCTCCGTGCGGGCGTTGCGAGGCTGGAGGAAGACGGTCTGGCCCACAGCCGCCCACCGGAGAGCGTCGTGGACGTCAGGCCAGCGGAAGGTGTCTCGGTCAGCAAGCGGGTGTGCTGGAGGCTTTCCGTCGACTGGCGCCTTCTGAGAGTTCTGTCGGAGTGCCTCGAGTGACTCGTCAGAGCCGAGACCAGGTACAATGACCTTGACTTCGTCTGCGATCGAGATCATCCGTTCGTCGAAGCCGGGTTTTGGTGAGATGCAGAGCCACAGCTTCTCTTCCTGGCTTAGGCACGCCAGCTCCTCCGTCGTGAACCAGGTCGGAACTTTCGTTCCGCTGGACTCGACGTGCAGCATCGGACCGCGGTCGATAAACTCCGAGAAGTCCAGGTCGAAAGGCTCGCCTCCCGTCAAGCAGATGTGCTGATACGGAGACGCCCAGGCGAGGAGCTCCTCCGCCGTGTACTCGCCCCCACCTTGCCATGGGAGCGATCGCTCGAAGACCGTGTCGCAGTGCTGACAGATCTTCTTCCCGACGGAGCACCCGACGAATCGGATGAAGGCCATGGGGGTACCGGCGTACACGCCCTCGCCTTGCAGGCTCTTGAACCGTTCCGCGATTTGGTAGGTCATAGCACCTTCCATGTTCAGTGTACCGCGAGGATGAACACCGACGGGTCCGTCTTGTTCGCCGCTGCCCAGCCGTCTTCCGTTTCCCGGCAGAGCACGCGAACGATCTTCGCCGTGGGCGATGAGAGCCGTTCGAAGAGGTGATTGAACACGAGCGACGCCAGGTTCTCTGCGCTCGGATTCACCGACAGGACGACGAGGCGCTCGAGCTTCAGGGTCTCGATCGACGGATCCTCCTTGTTCAGGATCATCGCGTGGTCGAAGTCATCGAGGAGCTCGTCGAGAGCCTTCTTCACGTCCTTGAAGTCGATGACCAGGCCGATCTCGTTCGGGATGCCCATGACGGACACCTCGAACGTGTAGTTGTGGCCGTGGAGGTACGCGCAGCGTCCGTTGTGGCCGAGGAGCCGATGCCCGATGGGCACTTCCCTTTTCGTTGTGATCGTGACCATCATCTCCCCTTCAGGTAGGCGTCAACGGACGCATCGAAACCGATCTTGTCGGCGAGGTCCTGAAGAGCGTGCCCGAGCAAGCTCTCGAGGTCGAACTTCTGGTCGGACGCGGTGGAATGCGCTTCGACGTTCTTCGTGGTGAGCTTGAGCTCGAGGACGATGTTCTTCCCTTCATGGGTCCGAACGAGCATCATCGACCGATCTCCCGCCAAGGCTTCTCGAAGAGCTCCTCTGCGTAGGCGAGAGCGGCCTGCGCCCAGCCGATCGCG